ATCTTGTCCTTGCTGCGCTGCACCGGCCTGATCCAGACCCTGCGGCGCGAGGGCATCCCGGTGGTGCCGGTGCAGCGCAGCAAGGACAAGATCAGCCGTGGCTACGATGCGGCTCCGTTCATCGAGTCCGGCAACGTGGCGCTGCCAGAGGACGCGCCTTGGCTGTCAGACTTCCTGGCCGAGGTGGCCAGCTTCCCGGCTGGAGCGCACGACGACCAGCTTGACCCCATGTTCGACGCCATCAATCTGGTGCAGCGTCTGCCTGCGGTCAAGACGGCCAGCTTTGTCCCACTTCCGACAATGCACAAGTGGTAAAATCCACTTATGAACTACCGGAAGCACTACGACAGATTGATCGAGCGCGCACGGACAAGAGCGCTGGATGGGTACATCGAGAGGCATCACGTTGTCCCGAGGTGTTTGGGTGGCAATGACGATCCTGAGAACTTGGTGTCTTTGACACCGGAGGAGCATGTCATTGCCAACCAGCTTTTGGCCAAGATGTACAAGGATCATCCAGGACTTGCATTGGCAGCCATGATGATGGCGACGAAGGTGTCCAACAAGGCCTACGGTTGGCTTCGCAGAAACTTTGCCACGAAGATCAGTGAAATTGATCGATCTGGCTGGAAGCCGAAGCCCATCCAGAGTGAAGAGCACAAACAGAAGATTGCCGCATCGGTGCGAAGCGCTTGGAAAGACCCGGACATCAGGAAGAGACAGGTTGAGGCCATGAGAGGCCGCAAACTCACTGACGACCACAAGGCGGCATTGTCAAAGGTCAGAAAGGGGAGGAAACTGTCGGAAGAGCACAAGAAAAAGATTGCCCTGGCCAACCAAGGAAAAAGCCACGCATCAAATACTGTGACCTGTCCGCACTGCGGAAAAGTTGGCGGCCAGTCCAACATGAAGCGCTATCACTTTGACGCATGCAAGTCAAAGGGTGATAATCACACAAAATGAGGACATTTACTTATGGCCAGAATTTCCCGAGATCAGCAGCTTGCCAATCTGCACGCTGAGGCGCTGGCTGAGTTCGACAACATCCAGACAGCCCTGCGAGACGAGCGTCTGCAGTGCTTGCAGGACCGTCGCTTCTACAGCCTGGCAGGCAGCCAATGGGAAGGCCCACTCTGGGACCAGTACGCCAACAAGCCAAAGTTCGAGGTGAACAAGGTTCACCTGGCCGTCATCCGCATCATCAACGAGTACCGCAACAACCGGATCACCGTTGACTTCACCAGCAAGGACGGCGAGGAACGCGACGATCTGGCCGACACCTGCGACGGTCTGTACCGCGCGGATGCGCAGGACAGCGTGGCCGACGAGGCCTACGACAACGCTTTCGAGGAAGCAGTCGGTGGCGGCTTCGGTGCTTGGCGTCTGCGCACCGTCTACGAGGACGAGGAAGACCCCGACAACGACAAGCAGCGCATCCGCATCGAGCCGATCTTCGACGCGGACTCGTCCGTGTTCTTTGACCTGGAGGCCAAGCGCCAGGACAAGGCCGATGCCAAGCGCTGCTTCGTGATCACGGCCATGACCCGCGAGGCCTACAAGGACACGTGGAACGACGACCCGACAAGCTGGCCCAAGATCATCCACCAGTACGAGTTCGACTGGTGCACGCCTGATGTGGTCTACGTGGCTGAGTACTATCGCGTCGAGGAAAAGGCAGAGACGGTCCGCATCTTCCGCACCATCGCTGGCGAGGAAGAACGCTACACCCAGGCCGACTTCGACAAGGACGAGACCCTGGAGGAAACGCTGGAGGCCGTTGGCACGGTCGAGGTCCGGCGCAAGAAGTTTAAGACCCGGCGCGTGCACAAGTACATCATGTCGGGCGGCAAGATTCTGGAAGACGCTGGCTACATCGCAGGCAAGTGCATACCCATCGTTCCGGTCTACGGCAAGCGCTGGTTCGTGGACAACATCGAGCGCTGCATGGGTCACGTGCGCTTGGCCAAGGATGCGCAGCGCCTGAAGAACATGCAGCTTTCCAAGTTGGGCGAGATCAGCGCGCTGTCCAGCGTCGAGAAGCCAATCCTCACGCCTGAGCAGGTCGCTGGCCATCAAGTCATGTGGGCAGAGGACAACCTCAAGGACTACCCGTACCTGCTGATCAACCCGATCACGGACCAGAACGGCAACCAGGCTGTCAGCGGCCCGGTAGCCTACACCCGCAGCCCGGCCATCCCTCCGGCCATGGCGGCCCTGCTCCAGATCACCGAGCAGGACATGCAGGACATTCTGGGCAGCGCGCAACAGGCCGACAAGATGGTCAGCAACATCTCTGGCAAGGCCGTCGAGATGATCCAGCAACGTCTGGACATGCAGACCTTCATCTACATGAGCAACTTTGCCAAGGGCATGAAGCGCTGCGGCGAAATCTGGCTGTCGATGGCACGCGAGGTCTACAGCGAGGACGGCCGCAAGATGAAGGCCATCACCGCCAGCGGCGATGTGCAGGCCGTCGAGTTGCTCAAGCCGATGGTCGACCAAGAGACTGGCGAGATCGTCCTGCAAAACGACCTGAGTTCGGCCAGCTTCGATGTGGACGTCGAGGTCGGCCCTTCCAGCAGCAGCAAGCGCGCTGCCACCGTCCGTGCCCTGACCGGCATGATGGCCATTACCTCCGATCCGGAAACCTCGCAGGTGCTGCAGGCTATGGCCATGATGAACATGGAGGGCGAGGGCATCAGCGATGTGCGCGACTTCTTCCGCAAGAAGCTGGTGCGCATGGGCGTGGTCGAGCCGACTGAGGCAGAGGCCGAAGAACTGGCGGCCATGCTGCAAGGCCAGCAAGACCCGAACGCGATCTTCTTGCAGGCAGCGGCCGAAGAGGCCATTGCCAAGGCAGCCAGGGCGCGTGCCGACACGGTCAAGACCGTGGCCGACGCAGAACTGTCGCGTGCGCGCACAGTCGAGACGTTGGCCAATGTCGATATGGATTCTCAAGACCACGCGCTGAATCTGGCGCGTGAGATTGGCGGCGTGGTGGTGGATCAGGCGCAGCCTGTCACCGGCCAGCAGCCAATGTGACGAATATGCGGTATCCACCCAGCCGCTTCAGTGGGTGAGTTTGATGGGGTATGACGATGGGAAAAAAGGCAGAAGACGGAGATCAGATCGAAATCGAAGACATCGAGGTACTCGAGGACGAGGATCGTCAGACTGAGAACGTGGGTGATGAGGACACTTCCATCACCGACCAGGACGACGAGGCCAACACCGACGAGGACACTGGCGATGGCGACGATGAGGTCGTGGTTTCCATTGGAGAGGACGCGCCACCTCCCGAAGAGACGACTCGTGCGCCTGAGTGGGTTCGTGAGTTGCGTAAGGCAGACAGAGAGAAAGCACGTCGAATCAAGGAACTTGAAGCCAAGCTGAACGCTGCTGCAGCGACTGAGACCAAGCCGGTCGCGCTGGGAGCGAAGCCCAAGCTGGAGGACCACGACTACGACACGGAAAAGTTCGAAGCAGCACTGGCCGATTGGTACGAGCGCAAGCGCGTGGCCGATCAGCAAGTCGAGCAGCAGCGCCAGGCCGAGAAGGCCCAGCACGATGCTTGGCAGGCGAGGCTTGAATCCTACGGCAAGGCGAGAGCCGAGTTGAAGGTGCGCGACTTTGAGGACGCTGAGGCAACGGCCCAGGAAGTTCTTGACGTCACGCAGCAAGGCATCGTGGTGCAAGGCGCGGACAACCCGGCTCTCGTGATTTACGCACTTGGCAAGAATCCGAAAAAGTCCAAGGAGATCGCTGGCATCAAAGACCCCGTGAAGTTTGCCTTTGCGGTAGCGAAACTTGAAAAGGAATTGAAAGTGACGAACCGTAAGGCAGCACCACCGCCTGAGCGCACCATCCAGGGAACTGGTCGCGTGTCTGGGGCTGTGGACTCAACCCTCGAACGGCTGCGTGCTGAAGCCGAGAAGACTGGAAACTACACCAAGGTGCTCCAGTACAAACGGCAGAAGCAGGCGGCAAAAGCCTAAATTTTTGAAAGGACAAAATCATGTCTAACGCATTTTCCAAAGAAGAACGCGTCGCGTTTGAAGACCTGCTCGAAGGCTTCCACGATGCACTGGTGCTCTCGCGCAACGTGGGCATCTACAACACCGACCAGACCATGATGGCTCGTACCAACGACATCATCTGGCGTCCGCAGCCCTACATTGCTCAGTCGATTGCGTCCACCCCTGGCCAAGCCATCCCCGGCTACCAGGACATGACGCAGCTGGCCGTTCCTGCCACCATCGGCTTCAGCCGCACGGTGCCCTGGACCATGACCACGCTCGACCTGCGCGATGCACTGCAGGAAGGCCGTCTGGGCGAAGCTGCCAAGCAAAAGCTGGCATCGGACATCAACTTGGCGATCATGAACGCTGCTGCGAACCTCGGCTCGCTGGTGGTGGACATTGGCGCACCGGCTGGTACCTACGATGACATCGCTGAGTGCGACAGCATCATGAACGAGCAGGGCGTGGCCAACTACGACCGCTACATGGCGCTGTCCAGCCGCGACTACAACGGTCTGGCTGGCAACATCGCTACCGGCGCGTCTGGTACTGCTGCCCGTTCGTTCAGCGGCACCAAGTCGAACAGCGCCTTCGAGCGTTCGTTCGTCGGCATGGTGGCTGGTTTCGAGACCTTCAAGTTCGACTACGCCAACCGCCTGCTGGCTGCTGCTCCTGCGGCTCCTGTTGACATCGACACGCAAGCTGGCGCTGGTAACTTCTTCGTTCCTTCGGCAACCTCGACGGCCCTGTCCGGCGAGACCCAGAACGTGGACAACCGCTTCCAGACCGTCACAGTGAACGCCACGGCTGGCCTGGTTGCTGGTGATGCCTTCACCATCGATGGCGTCGAGGCTGTGCACCACATCACCAAGCAAGGTACTGGCCAGCCCAAGACCTTCCGCGTGGTGCAAGTGGTCAACGGCACCGACATGGTCATCACCCCGCCGATCATCTCGGCCCAGGGTGGCTCTGATGCTGAACTCCAGTACCAGAACGTGATCGTGACCACGCTGGCTGCTGCTGCCATCACCTTCCTGAACGCTCAGACCGCTGCGGTCAACGTGTTCTGGCAGCGTGATGCTCTGGAACTGCTGCCCGGCCGCTACGCTGTCCCGACCGATGCTGGCACCGCAG